TGTTAGCTCATTTCAAGAAAAAGCAAGAAGAGAAAGAAGGTTCTGATAAAGATCCTAAACAGACTGATAAGGAGAAGCGTAAAGACGCTGTCACCAAGGCACGTAAGCGCATGGAAGAGAAGAAGAAAAAAGATTAAACCAACTCGGCTATAATATTTTTAACGCAACTCGCTAGTCAGACGTGTCAAGTAGTAGTTCAAATAAACAGCCACTTATGGTGGATCGTCCAGCAACGACTTCTACGTTGCTGACCGTTGCCTCTGGACAGGATTTTGGTACGAGCCTTGTCCCCTCTGCTGTGGGTAACGCCACTAAGGTGTTTGACGTTGACTCTGCTAGCACTGACACTTCGATCTCAGGTGCTTACATCGATGAGATCTGGTTGACGTATTCCAAGCGTACGATTGAGTTCATCGACGCTAAATCTGCCACCACTGGAACTTACTCAGCTAATGGCACCACAATTACTGTCACGATTACTGCAGGACACAATCTCCAGGTCGGGCAGAAGGTTTACTTGGACATTACGAGCCGTAGCTCAGGTACGGATCCGATTGACCAGGAGATCGAAGTAAGCGCCGTCACCTCGACTACCTTTGAGGGTACGATCCCTAGCATTTCAGGCACGATCACCGGAAACGTTAGTTCTTACCTTCCGACTGACATCTGCTTCTACCTTGTTAACGTCGGCACGGTCAGTAACACGAACCAGTTCTTCCCTGTGTTCACTGCAAGTGTCCCTTCAACCTACGAGAACCTCAGCTACAGCCTGACGCTGAATCGCGACCTTCCTTTGATCAACCACCCTGTGGTTCAGGCTGGTGCCAACTTTGATAGTGCGAATAGCCAGATCGCACCAAAGCAACGCGGATTGATGCTCAAGCGTGGCCAGGCTTTGTATGCAGCTGTGAGTGGTTCTACGGCTCTGACCAACGGTTTCTACGTCGGCGTTCAAGGCGGCTTCTATTGATTTAAGGTTATGCCATTCGAAGTTGGTGGGTTTGGTTCTTCAAGCCAAAGCTTTGATGGCAAGTACGCAAAGAAGTTTGAGAAACAGACAAACTTTAAGCCGAATACAGATATAAAATTTAAATCAAGGCTGTACGATTTTCAGCCTGATAATGAAGAGTACGATAGCGAGACCAAGTTCTACAACAGGGACTCACTCTGGTCACGTTGGCGACGTGGATACGACCTTTACAGCATTACCCAGACATACATGGGTACAAGTTCTAAGGATCGTAATACCCGTGGCGACTTCAGAATGTATGTAGCATTCCAGCAGTTCCCCGGAGTGTTCATTCCTGCCCGTGTTTTCACCTTTCCAAGCTCTACGCCTGAGATGGGAACGCAGATGGTGGGGATTCGTGACGCCAATAGCTTTAGTTTCTATAACTTTGGTCTTCCAATTACTGCCGTACGCTATTTGACGGGTGAAGTTTCGGGCACATACTCACAATCGGGGACGACTGTAACGGTTACTTCGAACGACCATGGTCTGGAAACGGGTGATGATGTCTTTTTAGATTTCACAACCGGTTCAGGTGTTGATGCGACGCTTGCAATTACTGGAACTACACAAAACACATTCACCTGTACTGCTGCGGCATCTGTCACGACAAGTGGAAACGTTGTCTATCGCAAAGAAACCACTTTTAGTGACCTTAATTGGGAGCAAATGCGTGTTCAAATACGTTTTATCCCTACACCCGTCAACTTTTTTGCCGGCGAGCGTCTTGCTGACCGTGTAATCGAGCGTGATCCGGGCATCTTTTCGACTTATTCCCAGTCACTAACCACAATTACGGTCAACTGTACGGCCGCACACGGGCTGGCAACAGGTAATGAAGTTCTTTTGGTGTTTACAACAGGGACTGCGATACCTGGTCTATACGATGTGACTGTTACTAGCGCCACTCAGTTCACTGTGACATCAGTTGCGGCAGGCACCACAGCTGGGAATGCCGTCGTCAACCGAAGAGTCCGTGGTTATGACTACGAAGACTACGTAGGTTACACAGTCACGGGCACGGACAAAGATACAAATGAGATTTTATTTCAGCGCGACGATAGCTATGGCGAAAAGGTCATCGACAATAAACCCACGACGGTCACTCCCGCGCATCGGGGCTTCAAAGTTGACAGGTATCTGACGACTGAGGTCCGTTACCAGTGTAGTTGTCAAGACTTCATGCGTCGTGACAACTTTAATCTCTATTCAGAGGCGCAGAAACGTAAGTTCCCTGTTACTCAAGTGAACAGTGTTAAGCCAGGACAGCGAATCGACCGCGAAGGCGATCTAATTGACACCCGTGATGATGTTGGTGTTTACAGTGACTTTGGATATGTAGCTGTAAATAACTTCTACAACCTTCCGACGTATGAGGACGGTAATGAGTTCTCATATCCGAACCTGATGTACTACCAAACGCGGTGGTGCAAGCATATTTATGCTGCGATGTGGTCGATTGTCCACGATGAGGGCAACGAACCCATCAATTTATCGGCTTTGTACAGCCAAGATGGCGGCCCGAATATCACGGTGACCGCCACGGATCATCGTCTCGGTGTTAATACAAGGATTCGACTTGATTTTACGAGCGGAAGTGCGCTTGATGGTGAATATACGGTCTCAGAAGTTGTAGATAAAGATAATTTCAAGATTGTTTACCCCTTTAGCAACACAACTCTCGGCTATTGCGTGGTGAGAAACCTTAAAAACCATGAATATGTAGGCAGTTGGCTGCTCGAGCCTAACGATCAACCTCTAGGTGTGGCCTTAGAGCGTTTTTACGACAAGCTTGAGAAAGAAAACGACCGAATCCGTATGCAGGCTGAAAGAATGTCAATGATGAGCTACGGAATGCCCTGGTCAGGTGCAAAAGAAATCAGCGGCGACCGAAATCAGCCGACTCAGGTAGGAAATTTTGACGATAATTTAGTCAGCATGATGATGACTGACTCTATTCGTCGTAGTGAAGCAGGTGAAGTGGATAGAAGCGGCAGAACGGTCAATTCGACGATGAATATGCTGCAAATGATGAATAAATTGTTCAATATTGATCCAGATATCATTCAGGACACCAAAATCGGCATGCTGGATCAGCCTCTGACTGATTACACCAGCGATTTCCAGTTTGGTGAGATCGACGGAGGTACTTATCTCAACGGTACGCCTGTTTCAGTCGGCACTTCAAGTGAACTAGACTGTCGAACATATTCTCCCTTCTTACCTCAGCCAATCTTGGTTGATTCTGGCCTCTATATCAATAATTAATCATGACGATCCAGATCTTGAGCCGTCGATCAAAAGTTTTACATGATCGTCCTACACCAGCACGAATCGGTGAGGCAGAGCTCTGCATCAACTTCAATGCGGGCGATCCTGGGCTTTATTTCAAGGATGATACAGCTTCACCATCTACCGGCCTCATCAAAGCAGGCCCGACCTTTGTAGGCTCCAGCCAGCCCAACACCCCTTCTGCGGGATTCAATTCATTCTGTAAAGGAGAGAACTGGCTCGACACCTCGAGCACCCATATTCTTAAGATCCACGACGGTAGTGCTTTCCAGATTCCAAAAGCAGTTGCGTCTGTCAGCTCAGGTAAGCCGACGAGTCCCGAGGACGGTCAGCTCCACTACGACACTGCGATTCCTGGCCTGTTTATTTGGAACGGTTCAGCCTGGACAGCAGTCTAAGACTTCAAAAGGTGATCGAGAATTCGATCAAGTTTATTGTGAACAGCTTCCATCTCACGTAGAAAGTCCTCTTTCAATACGTACTCTCTCGCGAGTCGATCGTGGAGCATATCGATGTCGTCTTCTATTCTCTCGAAGCGGCGATCTAGTTTTTTGCTGAACCCATTAAGAGCACGCGAGAGACCGGTAAATGCACCGATACCTCCAGTAATTGCAGCTGTAATTATTTCTGGAGTCACGGTATAAATCCCATCTCTTTATTCTAAAGGGTTCAACAATTTAGAATAATGAAAAAGTATATGGTCATATGGCAGTTGCCTACGAGCCCAATATAGAAGGAGCTCTACAGGTACTTGTTGACCTGATGACTGGACATGGTTTCACGATGACTCGAGCACCTTATGCGCCGAACTACCGTGGCCTCGTCGACGCGCTGATTGATCTTAAAGACGGTTTCCCAACTTTTATTCCTTTCAGGGTCGGCTTTGATGCTACAACTTTTGAAGCAGTCGATCAGGGTGACGCTCTCTATATGCGTCAGAGCGACGGACAGGTAGGTAAAGCTATTGCAAACGACACTCTTGATAAGGCCTATGTAGTTGGGATTGCAGACACAACCAAAGCTTCAGGTGAAGAAGTGAAAGTCCTGGTAACTGGCGTGGAGGGGATGACGGGTCTTGATGCTGGTGATCACTACTTTCTCTCTGCCTCAAGTGCAGGGGCGATCACTACTACTGCACCTACTGGCGCGGGTAATTATGTAGTGAGAGTTGGTGAAGCCACCTCAACTACAGAGTTTGCCATTCAATTAGAACCTCCGATCTTATTAAGATAATATTATGGCAACTAGAAAGGCAATTGCATTAGTATCTGGTCTTTTTCAAGAGATCAATACTCCGACTGACGGATTAGATTTTGCCGGAAATGATACGGATAATCTGAGTGAAGGTTCTTCTAACCAGTACTTCACAAATGCACGCGCCCGAAGTGCTATTAGTGTCACAGATTCGGGTGGAGATGGTTCACTTGGCTATAACAGTAGTACAGGAGTCATAACTTATACAGGTCCATCTGCTACTGAAGTCCGTGCACACTTGAGTGTTGCAACAGGTTCTGGACTCACCTACAACTCAACAAGTGGTGAATTTGGCACCAATGCTATTCCTAATAGTCAGCTCGCTAATAGCTCTCTCACTCTTGGCTCGACAAGCATCTCGTTAGGAGGCACAGCTACAACAGTTGCAGGCCTTACTTCACTAACTTCTACAACTCTCGAGGGTTCTACTACCGTCCGTGTTGGAGCTGCTGATTCTGCCAATGGCATCCTGTTGAATTCTTCCGGTATTACCTTTGAAGGTTCAAGTGCTGATGCGAATGAGACAGTCTTAACGGTTGCCAACCCCACAGCAGATCGAACACTGACCTTACCTGATAACACAGGTACGATTTTATCTACAGGTTCGTCTATCGCCAACGCTAATTTAGCGAATAGCGCTATTACTGTTGGCTCAACCTCTATCTCATTAGGTGGTACTGCAACGACCATTGCAGGTGTCACCAGCCTTACTTCTACGACACTCGAAGGAACAACCACGGTTCGCGTAGGCGCTGCTGATGCGGCCAATGGATTGCTTTTCAATGCATCGGGGATTACTTTTGAAGGTGCGACTGCGGACGCTCATGAGACCACGCTTTCAGTCACTGATCCGACTGCAGACAGATCGATTGTCTTCCCAGATGCAGGCGGAACCGTCGCTTTACTTACATCGTTAAGTGTTGCTACAGGTTCCGGACTTACTTACAACAACAGCACAGGTGAGTTTGGGACCAGTGCCATTCCCAATAGTCAGCTTGCCAATAGCTCTATCACGATCGGCACGAGTGCTGTGTCTCTGGGCTCCTCCACACTTACCCTTGCTGGTTTGACGTCAGTGACGTCGACCGCAGTGGTCACGAATGATGGCGGCTTCAGAGTCCGTAATACCACGGACAACACGAAGCAGTTGGCGTTTGCTTTGAGTGGTATCACCGCATCCACAACGCGGACATTGACTGTTCAGGACGTCAACGACACGATCGTTGTCCTGAGTACTGACCAGACTTTCACGGGTAACAATACATTCAGGAATTCATCCGGTCAAAGGTTTGAACAGGCCGCGACGAACGATGGTGTTGTCATCAATGGTCGTGGTGGCGGTAGTAATTCTTATGCGGTGACCCTTACACCTGAGGCTTTGGGTGCCAACCGCACAATTGTATTACCGAACGCTGGAGGAACGGTTTCTCTGAGGGATGTCAATGAAACGATCTCGGGCACCAAAACGTTCACGGCATCGAACACGTTCCGCAATGCATCTGGACAGCGATTTGAGCAGGCTTCGACAAACGACGGAGTCGTAATTAACGGCAGAGGGGGTGGCTCCAACTCATATGCAGTTACCCTGACACCGCTAGCACTTAGCGCTAATAGGACCATCACTATTCCCAACGAGACTGGGACGATTCTGACTTCGGCTTCAACGATTCCCGGCGGAACTTTTGTTGATGATACTTTCAGGATTAGTGATAACAGCGACAGTTCCAAAAAGCTTGCTTTCGAATGTTCAGGCATTACTGCAAGTAATACCCGAACTATGACTGTTCCTGATACCGATGGAACAATCTCCACCGAAAGTTTTGCTACCGCAATTGCAGTTGCATTAGGATAGAGTTATGGCAACCCAAGTACAATTTCGCAGAGGCTCAACAGCCCAGCACTCAGGTTTCACTGGTGCTTCGGGTGAAGTCACTGTAGATACTGATAAGAACAGTACAGTCGTCCACGATGGAGTACAGGCTGGAGGCTTTCCGCTTCTCAGAGAAGATGGAACGAACTCAGCACTTTCACTTGGTTCACTAACAAGTTGTGCTCTTAAGTTCGCCACTGATTCCAACACTGGAATTATCAGTGGTGGCCCGGATCAAATTAGTCTCGTGACCGGTGGAGTTGCTAGACTTACAATAGACGCAGCAGGCGCTGTAACTATCCCAGGTAACGTTTCAATTACAGGTGATCTTACGGTCACTGGGAACTTTGAAAACACATCAAACCTTGCATTAATTGTGGCTCTAGGCTGATATGGCAAACACTTTTAAGATCGCTACTAAGTCAAGCCTGGTAACCACGGCTATCACTGACACCGCTACTAATATTTTGACTGCTGGTGCCAGTGCGACTCACGTTCTTCTGAGTATCTTGGTCTCGAACAAGACCGGCACCAGTGCTGACGTTGATATTTATCTTGTGACAGATACGGGTGATGACATCTATATTATTAGGAACGCTCCTGTTCCTGGAGGCGGGTCTCTGGAGATCATCTCAGGTTCTAAGATCATCATGGAATCCAGCGATGTGTTGAGGGCACGTGCTGACACGGCCACTGCGTTGGATCTTTCTGTTAGCTACCTCGAGCAAACCTAAGGAGGTAATTAGTAATGCCATTAACCAGTATCGATGGTCGTCGTCTCGGTGATAGTGTTTTCGACAAAACTGCTGGTCGTAACCTCGTCATCAACGGTGCGGCCACAGTAGCACAAAGGTCTACCTCCAGCACCGGTATCACAACTTCAGGGATGTATGCTGTAGACAGATTCAGGACTTCTTTCGGTAATTTAGGCACCTGGACTATTTCACAGTCGACAGATTCCCCGGACGGCTTTGCTCACAGTGTAAAGGTTGATTGCACCACGGCAGATTCCTCGCCAGCGGCGGCTGATTATGCTTTAGTTATTTACACCTTTGAAGGCCAAGACTTACAATTTTTAGATTTTGGTAACTCAGGAGCAAAGGCGACGACGTTGTCTTTTTATGTAAAATCGAATAAAACTGGCAATGCTAGTGTTGAACTCCAACAAAGAGACAACAGCGACAAACAAGTAACTTTTCAATATACAATCAATTCTGCGAATACTTGGGAGAGAAAAATTATCAATGTGCCGGGTGATACAGCCGGGGTGATTGCCAATGACACTGGCGCTGGGATGCGTATCGGCTGGTGGTTAAACAGTGGCTCTGATTACACGGGTGGCACACATCGCAGTACTTGGACTGCTGAAGATGACAATGACAGGAATGTCAGCAATCTAGGTGTTGGTGGCAGCACCTCTGATGAATTCCTTATCACGGGGGTGCAGTGGGAGGTTGGTAACACCGCGACACCATTCGAACATAGAAGCTTCAACGAGGAACTGGGAAAATGTCTCAGATATTACGAAAAATCTTATCTCTATAGCACCGAACCTGGAACCGTAACTAGGCTGGGTCAGCTCAACGTCAGAAAAGCAAATACAACCACTTCCATCACAAACTTAGAAATACACTTTTGTGCTCCGAAGAGAGCAGCACCAAGTGTCGTTATTTATTCACCAGATGATGGTGCTAGTGGACAACTTTACGATTCTACTAGCGCTTCGAACCGTGCTGCAGCAGGAGAGGATATCGGTGACAAAGGGTGCAGGATTGGGGTCACAAGCTCGTTTAGCGGTGACAAAAATTTACAGGCTCATTACACCGCAGGGGCAGACTTATGATTATCGAAAGCGTACAACTCGCGAATGGCGGCGGCTATCGCTTGAATGGAAGTATTGATGTACCAAACGAACCTGAAAACGCAGAGTATCAATTAATTCAAGAGTGGATTGCTGAAGGCAACACTCCTGAACAGATCCCAGTAGAACAGAGTTGGCTTGCGATACGCAGAAAGCGTGATCAGTTAATTAGGGAGTCCGACTGGACAATGATCCCTGGCTGCACTGTTGACCAGGCTCAATGGGCTGCTTATCGTCAGACCCTTCGCGACATTCCGACCACCTATGCAGAGACTGGTCCGGAATCAGTCGTCTGGCCGCGTCAACCTTCTACGTCAGGCCCTAATACAATAGATGAATAAATAGATCTACATCATGGGATATATCGGCCAGAGCCCGCAGATCGCTCAGAGTAACTATCAAAGTATTGATGATATTAGCTCCAGCTTTGATGGATCTACGACTTCGTTCGCCCTTCAAGTTGGTGGTGTTTCACCAGTTCCCTTCCCGATCGCTTCGGAGAACTGCCTGATCTCTGTCGGTGGTGTTATCCAGGAACCGGATGGAACAGGCACTAACGGCTTCCAGCTGACTGGTACGAACATCGTATTTAGTGCGGCTCCAGCGTCCGGTCAGTCCTTCTTCGGTGTCATTCTTGCTGGTGCGGACTATGTGTCAGCAGGAACGGCATTCCCTGACGGTGATGCCGGCACGCCCTCGATCACCTTTAACCAGGACCTTGATACTGGCCTATTCCGAGGCGGTTCTGGGATCACGTCTGTCAGCTCGAACAACAATAAGATTGCTGATTTTGGGCCTACTGCAATTGTCTTCAATGAAGACGGTGATGATGTCGATTTCCGTGTAGAGGGTGATACAAAAGCAAACTTATTTGTCGTTGATGCAGGTAATGACAAGATTACCCTTGATGGTGATCTAGAGCCTACGACGATTCACGGGGAAACTTTCCCAACTGCTGGTGCGTTGAGCAATCGCAACCTAATCATCAATGGTGGGATGAAA